GGTTCAAAATTAAAAACTGCTGTTACTGGAGATGTAAAACCAGGAAGTAAGTCTGCAAAAAGACGTAAATCATTTTGTGCAAGAAGTGCAGGACAAATGAAGAAGTTTCCAAAGGCAGCTAAAGACCCTAATTCAAGATTACGTCAAGCAAGACGTAGATGGAAATGTTAAATGAAATTAACAACAAATTTTAGCTTACACGAATTTACAAAATCACAAACAGCTACAAGACATGGTATAGATAACACACCAAGTATGACTAACATTATAAATTTAAAAAGTTTGTGTGAAGGTGTTTTACAACCTGTAAGAAATCATTTTATGAAACCTATGATTATAAGCTCTGGCTTTAGATGTGAAGAATTAAATACTAAAATAGGTGGTAGTAAAACATCACAACATGTTTTGGGTCAAGCAGCTGATATAGAAGTATTAGGATTTAGTAATGTGGAACTTAGTGATTGGATAAATGCTAATTTAGATTTTGATCAACTTATATTAGAATTTTACAACGAAAAAGAAGGGCCTCATTCAGGATGGGTTCATGTTTCTTTTAACAAAGGTTATAACAAACATGATTATAAAGAGGCTTACAAAAATGAACAAGGTCAAACAAGGTATAGATTAAGATAATGGATAATATTACACCAGAGTTAGTTGAAACAGTTCATAACATATCATGGTTTGATGGTATATGTTATATCGTATTAGGATTGACAACTTACGCTGCATACAAATGGATAAAAAATAAATGGCATTAAATAGAGGAAGCATGAGGCAACAAATAACTAAAGGTCCTCAAAAGAAAAAATTTGTAAAAGCAAAAAAAGGTAAGTTGCTAAGTAGACAGAAGGTAGTAAAAAAGGTAAAATAACATATGACTAAATTGTGCCCAAGAGGTAAGGCAGCAGCAAAAAGAAAGTTTAAGGTATATCCTTCAGCCTATGCAAATGCTTACGCATCAAAGGTATGTGCAGGAAAAATTAAAGACCCTAGTGGTAAGAAGAAAAAAGATTGGGGTCCTAAAAAAGCTAACAAAGGAGCTATGATGAAATTAAAAAACAAACCAATTAAAGCAGGTAAAGGAATGTTAATGCCTTTAATGGGATTAGCAGGAATGATGAAATACATGCAAATGAATAAAAAGAAAAGTGGCACAGTTTTAGCCGATCCTAATGCAGTAGATCCTATTACAGGTAAAGGTGCAGGACAATCTCAAAATATACAAGATTTTGGTAAACAAGCAGTAAATAAAATGGTTGCTAAAAAAGGAAAACTTGCAAGAAAACCAAAAGGTGCTATTTTAGGTGCTTTGTTTTTAGCTAATATGATGAAAAAACAAGGTAAAAAAGAAGGTAGAATGCAAGCGGCACAAGGTGAGGCTGAAATGATGGCTGCAAAAAATGCTTCTGAAAGTGGTATGTCTAAAATGAATCAAGGTGGTTATGTTTCTGGCTCTTACATTAGAGATGATTCTAATGTCAGTGAAACAAATTCATCAACATCCGATTATTATAAAGGTATGCTTGACTAATGTCTGGTTTAGATAAGTGGTTTAAAGAAAAATGGGTAGACATCGGAAGTAAAAAGAAAGATGGTACTTTTGCAAAGTGTGGAAGAAGTAAAAAAAAAGAAGATGCAAAAAGAAAGTATCCTAAATGTGTACCACTATCAAAAGCTAGAAGAATGAGTGAAGGACAAAGAAAAAGTGCAGTTACAAGAAAACGATCAAAAGCACAAGGTGTTTTAGGTAAACCTACTAATGTCAGTACGTTTACAAAGAAATACTACGGTGGTATGATTAATATAAATTAGGAGAATATTATAATGGGCATTTTAGATGACATAAAGAACAAAGGTAAAAAACCAAAAGACGTAAGAGGAAGAGGTGGAGCTGGTTCAATTACTGGTAGGCAAATGCCTCCAGAAAAGTCTGTTAAAGAAAAAAAGAAAGCTAAAAGAAAAGCTATGTTTGATAAACATACTACAAGTGCTGGTTCTACAGAAGGAAATCCTTACAAAGCAAAAAAGAAAAGTAATACAAAAGTAGGTGATACATTTGGAGCTGCACCAAAAGTACAATTTCCAAAAACAACAGGTAGCTATAAAATTAAAAGTGGAGATACTTTAGCTGGTATTGCAAAAGCCAGAGGAACAACTGTTGCTAAAATAATGGAAGCAAACCCAGGTATTAAAGACAAAAACAAAATTAGAGCTGGGGCAGGATTAAAAGGTGTTCCAGGAGCACAAGGTTCGTCTACTACTAAAAATATTGCTGATGCTGGTAAAAGAGGTAAAGCTGATCCAAAAGGAAAAACATACGGAGAACTTTACAAAAAAAATCAAGGTAGAAGTAAAACAACAGACAAAAAAAAGACATTAAGAAGATCAATTTTTTCATTTTTTAAACCAACAGAAAAACAAATAGCAAGAAGAAAACAACAACTTGGTAAGGCAGAAGGTGGTATGGCTTCCATGGATAAATATATAAAAGATTTATTATAGGAGTTTTTATGGCTGATGAATATACAAGTAGATTATTACTACCAGAGAAAGGAACTGTTGTTAAACCAGAAGTAAGTGAAGAAAAAACAGAATCTGGTGTTGTAAGAAAGTCTAAAAAACTTTCAGTGGGTAAAAAAATATTAGGTTTAGATGTTGTAGGCGAAATAGGTAAACAAAAACAAACTTCTGGTAGTCAAGAATCATCAAGAAAAGGTGCTAGTTTAAATATTACAAAAAAATTTGATAACGATCGAGGTGGTTTTGGTGCAGAATTTTTTAAAACAACAAATAAAAACAATCTTGGTTCTGAAAAGAAATCAGGTTTTAAAGTTGGTGCTTCTTATACTTTACCCTTTCAAAAGGGTGGTTTAACTCCTAAACAATCTTCTGAAATGGATGTTGATGGAGACGACACAATTACTTCTAACGACCTTAAATTAAAAAGAGAGGGTTTTTCTAGAGGTGGTGGTATAGCTATACAAGGTACTAAGTTTAACGGAGTAAGCTAAAATGGCTACTTCTGGTTCAACTTCCTTCAACCTAGACATAGATGAGATTATTGAAGAATCTTACGAGAGATGCGGTGTAAGAACTAACTCTGGTTATGATTTAAAATCAGCCAGAAGAAGTTTAAATATACTGTTTTCAGAATGGGGTAACAGGGGTATACATCTTTGGAAAGTAGAATTAAAAGAACAACAGCTTACAGCAGGTACGGCTACTTACGATGCTCCAACTAATGCTAACGATATTTTAGAAGCTTACGTTAGTACAACCACTAGTACAACATCTTCTACAAACGATGTATCATTAACAAAAATAAGTAGAAGTGAGTATGCTGCTTTACCTAATAAAGGCTCTACTGGTCAACCTAGTCAATATTATGTTGATAGACAAACTGTGCCGAAGATAAATTTATACCAAGCACCAGATGCTAGTACGTATACATATTTAAAATATTATTATTTAAAAAGGATTGAAGATGCAGGCAACTATACTAATCAAGCTGACGTGGTGTTTAGATTCATTCCATGTATGGTGGCTGGTCTTGCCTACTACTTGAGTTTAAAAAGAGCTCCTCAATTAGTGCAACAAAATAAGATGTTGTATGAAGATGAGTTAAATAGAGCTTTAACAGAAGATGGTCAAAGAACTTCTGTTTATATATCTCCACAAAACTATTACCCACAAGGTGCATAATGGCGTATGCAAGAGGTAAATATGCAAAAGCAATTTCAGATAGGTCGGGTATGGCTTTTCCTTATCAAGAAATGGTTAAAGAATGGAATGGCTCTTTTGTTCATCGTTCTGAGTTTGAGGCTAAACAACCTCAGATAAAAAGAAAACATATAAAAGCAGATGGTATTGCTTTAGCAAACGCTAGACCTCAACATAAAAACCCTAATCAAGAATTTCTCCTATATATAAGCAATGGGTTTTTTGCTGAGGTTGGCGATAGTGGTATAACAGGTGGAGCAAGTATGACAGTAGAACAAAGCAATGATATTTTAGGACATAAGCTTACCTCAGTTTCAACATCTTCTGCGGTAGGGGGAGTAACCATAGTAATATCATGAGTATAACATATACAAGTTTTTTAACACAAGTTCGATCCTACACAGAAGTAGATTCTAATGTTCTTACAGATACTATATTGGATGAGTTTATTAGAAATACTGAATTAGACATTGCTGGCAAAGTTGATTATGATGACATAAGAAAATATGTAACTGCTGTTACAGGAACTCAAAGAATTTTAAATGTTCCAGATGATTGTATAGTTATACGTTCTGTTCAAGTAATAAGTAGTAGCACTAGAGATTTTTTAGAAAAAAGAGATACTTCTTTTATGGCTGAATATAACCCTACCGATGCAACTGGTCTACCAAAATACTTTGCTAATTGGGATGATAAAAATATTGTTTTTGCACCAGTGCCAGATCAGGCATATGATATACAATTAAATTATATTAAAGACCCAGATCATTTTAATTCAACAACAGATACTTTTTTATCTAAACATCAAGAAAATTTATTATTATACGGAGTGCTAGTTGAATGTTTTAGTTATTTAAAAGGCCCATTGGATATGTACAAACTGTATCAAGACAAGTATAATGAAAGTACGGAGGCGTTTATGTTAGCACAAAGTGGAAGACGTAGGCGTTCTGAATATGATAATGGTGTGATGAGGGTTCCTGTGCAATCACCATCACCACAAAATTAGGAGAAAAATAATATGGCAATAACAACAAGTGTAGTATGTAACGTATTTAAGACAGATGTTTTAAAAGGCGTACATAATTTTACAAACGGTGGAAATACTTTTAAATTATCTATGTACACATCAAGTGCAACTCTTGGTAAATCTACAACATCATTTACAACAGATAACCAAGTTTCATCAAGTGGTTATAGTTCAGGTGGTAAAGCTTTAGTATCTACAACTCCAGCTTTGAGTACAAATACTGCTGTTTGTGATTTTGCTAATTTATCTTTTGTAGGTGTTTCACTTACAG